GATTACGACTGGCCTGCCACAACTATCCATAACACAGAAAAGGTAGATTTGAGTAAATGAAAGATTTGTTAGCAATTATTCCAACGAGGGGTAGACCTGATTCAGTGAAGAGATTTGCTGACGCATTTTACAAAAATTCTGATGGCAATGCTGAATTGATTTTCGGTATCGATGACGATGATGACATTGAGTATCCACCAGGATTGACATATTCTCGTAATCCTCGCGCGAGGTTTTCCGGTACATTGAATAATGTTTCAACAAGACACCCTGGGCATTTTGCATATTTTGCCGCTGGAGATGACCATTTGATTGAGACAAAGCATTTCGATTCTATTATTTTAGATGAATTACAAAGACTTAGAACGGGATTTGTTTATGGAGCTGATGGTCTTCAAAATGAGAACCTACCAACGGCTGGTGCGATGACCGGTAATGTCATTGAGACGCTTGGGTATATGTCTTTGCCAGAATTGATTCATCTGTACGTTGATGATTGGTGGAAGCTTATCTTCAATGAAATTTGTAGGTTGTCGTATAATCCTAATTTGAGAATCACTCATCTCCACCCTAGTGGTGGATTTACTGAGTGGGACGCGGGGTACAAGGAAGTAAATGACCCAAAGATGTATGAGCATGACGCTAAAGCATATGAGACATACAAGGCTACACGATTCGTAGAAGACCTAGAAAAATTAAGGGCCTTACTGTGACAGAATGGAAGTTATTTGAAGGTGACGTGGCCCCGTTCACGGACGATGAATTCTATCGTGACCGCGAAGCAGCACATCACATGGAACAAGAGGGACATCGTGACCGTCTGCTGAAGGCATTGGAGTATGCTCAGTATGCCAAGCAAGAATTAAATTGCAAGAGGTTCTCAGACCTTGGCTGTGGCGATGGTGGATTGGTAGAAGAAGGTCACGCTAGAGGTCTTCATGTTTGGGGATATGATATGCAGCCACTCAATGTAAAATATGCTCAAGAGAGCAGAGGGGTAGATGTGCGATTGACCAACTTTGAGAAAGACGACACCATTGAATATGGTGATTGTTCTATCCTCACTGAGGTTTTAGAACATGTCTCAGACCCCCACGGACTGGTTAAGAACCTTCCGTCGAGAGTAATTATTGCGTCCAGTCCAGTATGGGAAACCGATGAAAATCATTATGAATTCCACAATTATGCATGGGACAAGGAGGGGTATGCAAATCTTATTGAGCAGGGTGAATATAAAATTATCAAGCACGAAGAGGTGTGGTTAAGCCAGATTATTTTAGGAGTAAGACAATGAATCATCGGGTAACTCATGGCATGACTGACACTCCCGCATATAAAAGTGAAAGAGATAAGGGAAAGAGCAAACATTGTTCCCGACAATGTTATTATGATTCATTGAGAAAGGAAAACAAATGAAGGTGCTTATTAGTGGTAATCAAGGGTTTCTTGGAACTCAGATAGAAAAGAAATATACTTTGTTGGGGCATCAAGTATATGGATTTGATATTTTAGATGGTACCGATGCCCGGGATTTTTTTAGAACCAATAACACGTACTTTGATTTGGTTTATAATATGGCTGGTGTTATTGGCGGACGCCGAGGCATAGAAGGCAACCCATTAAGTATTGCTGTGGATTTATCAATAGACTCAGAATATTACCAATGGATTGAACGTATGCATCCTGTTCATGCAATATACATGTCCAGTAGCGCAGCCTATCCTACAAGATATCAGACCCATGAGTTTGTTCGAAGTGGTGTCGACAGCAAACTTCACGAAGACGACATTGATTTGACAGATGTAGAAAATCCTGACCACACATATGGCTGGTCCAAATTGACTGGTGAGTACTTGGCGCAGTTTGTGACCAAGACCAAGATGCACATCTTCAGGCCATTCAGTGGTTATGGAGAAACACAGGCTCTGGACTATCCATTCCCATCTTTCATCCAGCGCGGTAAGCAGAAAGCTGACCCATTCGAAGTATGGGGTGATGGCAATCAGGTGAGAGACTTCATTCACATCGATGATATCGTTGACGCAATGGACGAAGCAATTAAGCAGGATGTTCGGGGTCCAATCAATTTGGGTAACGCCAGAGCGACCAGTTTCAACGACTTGGCCGGTATGGTAATGAAGCAGACGAGGTATTCTGCACCTATCAAACATTTGACAACAGAGCCAGTTGGAGTGTCATATAGAGTGTGTGATAATACTAAGTTACTTAGCTTTTATACTCCGCGCATCAGTCTTGAAGAAGGAATTCAAAGAGCGCTGAAATATGATTATAGGAGATAAAATGAAGACTGAAGTAATTCCAGTTATGGCCAAGAAAGGTGAAGCTATCAATGTTAATAGGACTTAGTGGTTACGCTCGCGCAGGAAAAAATGAAGTAGCTAAGATTTTGATTGAAGAATTTGGATTTGAGGAGGTGGCATTTGCAGATAAGCTTCGTGAATGTCTTTATGCCTTGAATCCAATTGTAGATAAATACAATACCATTCAATATCTTCAAGAAGTTATTGATACATTTGGATGGGATGGATATAAAGAAACAATATACAAGGATGAGATTCGAAGACTACTGCAAAATCTGGGTACTGAAGTAGGTAGAGAAATCTTAGGTGAGAATATTTGGGTAGATTCGACCCTCAACTTTACCGGTCCGAATGTCGTAGTTACAGACGTTAGATTCCCAAATGAAGCATCTGCTATTAAGTTACGTGAAGGTATGATATATCGAGTTGAGCGTCCAGGCGTTGTTCCAATCAATAATCACATTTCAGAGACCGCGCTGGATGCCTGGAAATTTGATGAATATATTGATAATCACAGAGATTTGGATTATCTTCGCGCAGTTTTAATCTCATGGTTCGAAGGTCTCGGTCTAGAAAGGATTAAATAATGCGTATAGGTGTCGACCTAGATGGTTGCAATTTGATGTTTCAGGTTGGAGTTAATATGTATCTTAGGCTCAAGGGCCATGACTTAAAATGCGACATCTACAATTACAACTTCTGGCGAGACTGGGGATGGTCAGATGAGAAGTGGATGGAGTTTTGGAAAGAAGGTGTCGAGGCAGGTGTCATTTTCAATAATGCTCCGTTCGTCGGCGCGGTAGAAGCATTGAACAATCTACATGATGCTGGTCACGAAATTCACATTATCACGCATAGAGGATTTGCCGACCGACCAGGACTAGCTGAACAGCTTACCGAGAAGTGGCTGGACATGCGAGGGTATAGATATCATTCTCTAACATTCTCAGAAGATAAGACTGTCGTCAAGACAGATGTCTTCGTAGAAGATAACCTTAAGAACTATGAAGCACTAAACGCAGTTGGTACAAAAGCATTTCTGATTACCAGACCATGGAATGAAGGCGTTAAAGTTGAACGCAGAGTAAGAAGCATTGGCGAATTCTCACGCAGAGTACTCGCTATGCCTAAATGATTGAAAACGTGGTATACTGAATCATGCCAAACTATGATTATGACTGTAGAGAATGTGAAGTACAGTTCGAACACAACGTCCCAATTGACGACCGTGACAATCAGAACTGCACAAAATGTGGAAACAAGCTTACTAGAGAACTAAACTTTAGAGGTCTTGTTTGGAGTCCCACCCGCAACGGAGGGCATTCTCTATGACCGATTTAGTATTAGCAGACGCGCCACACTTCCAGGATATGGAACGTGTGGCTACTCTGCGTATGCAAGGCAATACACCAACTGTCATCGCCAAGGCGACAGGTATTCAGAGAAAAAGAGTCGTTGAATTACTAGAAGAGTTCAATCAAACAGTAACCGTCTCGAAAGTCGGTACTGATAGAGCATTAGAAGCACTCAACAACATGGACATTCATTATGATGATTTGATTAAAAAGTCATATGAGACATTGGAACAAATTGAAAATGATTTAACTGCTAACGGAACTACTTCTCAAAAGGTACAACAAAAGCTTAATGCAATTAAGCTAGTTGCTGAGTTAGAGAAGAACCGTTTGGATGCTTTGCAAAAAGCTGGTCTTCTAGACGCCGCCGATATGGGTGACCAGGTTGCTGAAATGGAAGAAAAGCAGCACATTTTGATTGAGATTTTAAGAAACGACCTATGTCCTGATTGCAGGAAAAACGTTGGTCATAAGTTAAGCAAGGTAACCGAAACGGTTGAAGCGGTAGTTGTATACAATGACTGAGTTTCTAGACTTTTTTAATGCTTTGTCAGAGGATGAATGGGATGAGGTGCCGGTAGATATTGAAGAATTTGTAACCTCTGATAGATTCCTTAATATTAGAAGACTATCTAAGCATCAGTACTCTCTGGTAAAGGCTATGTCTCAAATCTATAGAGAAGACACCTTGGTATCTCTGTATGGTGAAGAGGAAGGTCATAAGCGATTTAAGCAAACATGCAACGAAGTTGTTATGCAGTTAGGCAAGGGAAATTTTTCTCCAAAACAAAAATTCTACTCAGTTGATAAGGGTTATGTAGATTCTTATGCTTTGGGTAAAGATGGTTGGATGTGTGACTCTCGTGATGAGGTCCAGCCTGCCTATCCCTTTTTTGATGAAGGGGCAGATGAGATTTATCGAGTTACAACAAAACATGGATATTCTTTTGATTGTGGGCCAAATCATAAAACTCCGACATGGAAAAATACAAAACACACTAAGGCATATTCTCTTAAGAAGCAGTCACAAGATGTTGCTGCTACTCAATTAGAAAAGGGAGACTTGATTGAACTTAAGGTCGGTTGGAGTGAGCAAGAAACTCCATACGAGATAACTTCTGATGAGGCACGATTAATTGGATATATGATTGGAGACGGTAGCTGGGCTAAAAGGGGAAAATCAGGGTATAAAAATCCAATGTTTACAAATAATACTCCTGAAGTGCAATCTGATATAGTCAGAATTGTAGAATCATTGGGAGGTAATGTTGCGTATCTAACCTCTGGTAAAGGATGCTGGCAAATCAGAATCAATGCCATGATGTCATGGTTTATAAAGCATGGTTTAATTCAAGAATATAATATTCAAAAGCAATGGAATGACCAATGGCTATCTATGACTAACGATAATATGCATGAATTAATTAAAGGTGTTATTGCTACTGATGGCTGGATTTCATTCACTGCTCCGGGTAAGAAAATAGGAAATGGCACAACAAAATTAACTCAAGCTCAAATTGGTATTGAAATGACTTCCGAGTCATGCATTAAAGGCATACATCTTGCATTGCTTAAAACTGGATATATTAGTAAATTTAAGAAACATAGACAAGAACGTAGTGATGGTAAACATAATGCAAACTATAGGGTTTGTATTACTGACACATCCATTGCTAAATTTCTTATAAAGAATATCAAGGATATTCCCGGCAAGAATGATAAAGTTGAACGTCTTCTAAATATTGATGTTAAAGGAATGTATCCAAATAACCGTTTTGATAGAATTGAAAGTGTGGAATATATAGGCTTTGAAGAGAACACGGTGTGTACAACTGTGGCCGTTGAGGGTGTCCTGAATGCTGGTGGTATTATTACAAATAACTCTGGTAAAGACTTCACCTCTACCATCGCTGTGGCGTATATTGTTTATCTATTGCTTTGCCTTAAAGACCCGGCTCGATATTATGGAAATGAGACCGGAGACACTATTGACATTTTGAATATTGCTATTAACGCCGACCAGGCGTTCCGAGTTTTCTTTAAGAACTTTAAGACTAAGATTGAGAATTGTCCATGGTTCGCTGGTAAATATGACCCCAAGGCAAATTATATCGAATTCGATAAGAACGTAACCGTTTATTCTGGTCACTCTGAACGAGAGGCGTTCGAAGGATATAACACATTAGTTGTTATCTTGGACGAGATTTCTGGATTTGCCATGCCAAGCGAAGGCATGACCGATGACGAAGAAGCAATGAAAAAGACAGCCCCAGGTATTTATAAGATGTATAGGGGTTCGATTACATCTAGGTTCCCTGATTTTGGTAAACTAGTATTGCTTTCATTCCCTCGTTACAAGGATGACTTTATTCAGCAGCGTTACAACGCACAAATTGCTGAGAAAGAAGTTATTACTAGGACAGAGCGTCTTTACCTAGACCCTGACCTTGGAGAAATCGAAGGTAATTATGTTGATGTATCTTGGGAAGAAGACCATATCCTTAGATACAGTCATCGTAAGACATTTGCCCTGCGTCGTCCGTCTTGGGAAGTTAATCCAAATAGAAAGATTCAAGACTATACAAGAGACTTCGCAGATGACCCTGGAGACGCATTGGGTCGTTTTGCGTGTATGCCATCCAACTTGTCTGACGGATTCTTTAAGAACAAGCAAGCAATCGAAGATGCATTCATTTTACAAAATGGTGTAGACGAAGATGGAATCTTCTTGGATAAGTTTCAGCCAAAAGAAGGCGTGAGATATTTTATTCACGTTGACCTTGCACAAAAGCATGACCATTGTGCTGTAGCTATTGCTCACGTGGAAAAGTGGGTAGAGATTAGTATCGGTTCAGATTTCTATAAAGAAATTCATCCGTTCGTAGTCGTAGACGCAGTTAGATGGTGGACACCTACTAAATCTAAATCTGTTGACTTTGCTGACGTTAGAGACTACATCATTGCTCTTCGTAGGCGAGGTTTCGATATTAAATTAACTACCTTCGACCGATGGAACTGCGTAAAGGGTAATGCTATTGTGTCCACACCGTCCGGCCCGGTAAGAATGAGGGATATTCAGGTTGGTGATGAGGTAAGCACCAGACATGGAATAGCAAAGGTAGAAGCCAAAATAGATTCCGGTATTCAGGAGGTATTCAGGGTAACTACGAGGTTGGGGTATGAGTTTGAGGCAACGGTAAATCATAGAGTGTTAACGAAGAGGGGCTGGGTAACTATGGGAGAACTGACAATTGAAGACGAAATGCTCCTTGACAATACTCACGAGTGGTCCGGGGTAGACACCATTACCGAGAGCCAAGCTTATGCTTTGGGTGGCTTGATTGCAGACGGCTGGATTAATGATAGGAAAAATCAGCAAATCAACTTTACCACTGCTGATGAGCAGTTCCGAATCAGAATGCATGATGCAATGGTTGATGGGTGGGGATTCAAGAATACGGTACAACGAAAGATTCAAGACAAGACCGTTGGCTCAAAGGTTGACACTTACTCTTACACTTATTGGGACAAAGACATGATTGAAAGAATGAGAATCGCTGGGCTGACTCCAGCCAAGTCTGCAAATAAAACAGTACCTCATTCTGTACTGAATGGTTCAGCCTCAATCCGTGCGGCCTTTATGGCCGGGTATATTGATGGAGATGGTGGTATCCAGACTTATATTGATAAGTCAGGTCAGACGCGGTACCGCCTGACTGTTGATACTATAAGTGAAGAACTTGTCAAGGAGTTGGTATGGATTTCTCTATCGCTTGAACTAGAACCAACGAGATTGCGTCAGAAGCGTCACTCTCCCGAAAGAGAGGTTCACAGATTGACTTTCGAAGGTAAAAAAGCGGAAAGGGTTCTAGCCATTATCAAGCCCTCTATTGATAGAAAGAACACATTGAGTCTTGTGGAGAGTCGAGAATACAAAGAAAGATGGGTCTTTGACAATGGTCAAATGTGGGTGAAAATCAAAAATATCCAGTCCATTGGAAACGAACAAACTTTCGACATTAGCGTGCCAGAATACGAAGAGTTTATTGCTGACGGATTTGTGACCCATAATAGTCACGACACTATGAATATTCTAGAAAATGAGCACGGTATCAAAACAGATGTTTTGTCAGTAGCATTAAAGCATTATGACGACTTCTTGTCTGTTATGTATGACCATCGCCTAGCTGGACCGAAGGTCCAGCTACTTGTTGATGAACTTGGACAGCTTAAGCTTGTTAAGAAAAAAGTTGACCACCCTCGAAAAGGATGTTTCGTAGGAGAGACTAGAATTCCTCTATTAGATGGAACAAGGCCAATGATTTCAGGGTTAGACGGTTCTGAGGTGTGGGTTTACTCCTCAACCCCTGATGGAAGAATTGTTCCAGGCAGGGCGCGAGGGCGTCTAAGTAAATACACTAATGAATTTGTTGATGTAATTCTGGACAACGGTTCTGTTACTCGTTGTACGCCTGACCACCGATGGATGCTTAGAAATGGAGAGTACAAAGATGCCAAGGATTTGAGACCGGGAATTGATAGGTTGATGCCAATCAATTCTCAAGCTGGTGACAATCACAAAATTCGCACAGTAGTTCCGGTTCATTTGGCGATTGATGTTCCTGTTTATGACCTTGAGGTTGAGGAATATGAGAACTTTGCCATTTCAGGCGGGGTGTTCGTTCACAACAGCAAGGATTTATCCGATGCAGTGTGTGGTGCCATCTTCAACGCTGTGTCGTTGACTCCTAAGCCAGTGAACATGGAAGTTGAAGTTTTGAC